GACTCAGAGATGCTAAGGGCTATTGTGCAGGTGTTAAGCGATAGATCTAAGGAGATCAAAAATGCAAGTAAACGTCGTAGGCATTAACGATGTCCTCAAAGGCTTAACATTTATAGATGAAGATATGCGTACTCGCATACGAGCTGCAATAGATCCCTTAATGCGTAACGTGGCAACTAAAGCCAAGGGTTATGTAGCTGCTAATGGTCAAGTATTAAGTGGCTGGTCTAAACCAATTAACCCTACAATAAATTACAAACCATTTCCAAAATATGATGCAGCAACAGTTAAAGCTGGTATAGGCTACAACCCTGAAGAAAACCAAACATTTAGTAATGGATTTAAGGTTAGCAACTACGTTTACAACGTAAGCGCGGCTGGTCGCATATATGAGACTGCAGGCCGTAATAACCCACAAGGTCGTGCGCCATTTCAGCAAATAGATCCAAGCACACCTAACTCACCAATGGGTGCAGTGCAAGGATTTGAAGGTACTAAAAGAGCTAGAGAATATACTTATAATAAATCTACTAAAGAATATTCATCAAATAACCCATTTGCAGGTTACCAGTTTGTAACATCTATGCCAAAACTTACATCACAGCCTAGAATCAAAGGCGTGCGTGGTGGTTATGGTAAGAAGACTAAAGGCAGACTTATATTTAAGGCTTGGTCCACAGATAGTATTAAAGTTTATGAAGCAATAGTGCAAGCAATTAACGCATCTGCTATAACATTTAATAAAACAACAGAAGTTAAAAAGGCAGCCTAATGGCCAATGTAGTTGTAGCCGCGACCAGCACCTTTAATAACAAAGGATTAAAAAAAGCCAAGAAAGAAGTATCTGCATTTGAGAAACAAGTTAAAACATATGCTAAAACTTTTGCTGCGGCATTCAGTGGCAGGGCTTTAATAAATTACAGTAAAAAAGCAATTACAGCATTTGCAGCTGATGAAAAAGCCGCTAAGTCGCTAGAAGTACAATTACGTAATACAGGCTTTGCATTCTCAGCACCAGGAGTAGAGCAGTACATAGCAAGCCTACAAGGCTTATATGGCGTCTTAGATGATGAGTTACGCCCAGCATTTCAGCAATTACTTACAGCTACAGGATCAATAACTAAAAGTCAAGATGCGTTACAGAGTGCGTTAAACATAAGCGCAGCCACTGGTAGATCACTTTCCGAAGTTAGCGCAGCATTAACACGCGGATTCTCAGGCAATACTACTGGCCTTAGCAGACTAGGCGCAGGCATAAGTAAAGCCACGCTAAAGACTGGCGACATGGATAAAATCATGGCGGAGTTAAATAACAAGTTTGCAGGTCAAGCAGCAGCTAGATTAGATACTTACGCAGGCAAAATGAGTTTATTAGCAGCTGCATCTGCCGATGCTCAGGAAATTATAGGTGAAGGTTTGGTTAATGCTCTATCAGCTTTAAGTGATGATAACAGCATAGAAAACTTAACCACAGAAATGACTAACCTAGCTAAAGGTATATCTGATGTGATAGCAGGTGTAGGTGTATTAGCTTCTGCATTAAAAACTGTTGCGGATACACCAGGCATTAAACAACTATTAGGTATAACCTTTGGCACTAACATATTTAGTTTATTAGGTAAACTAGGTGCTACTGAACCAAGTCAGTTGCCGGCAAATCAGCAACGCAGCGCAAGCCGTATATCTGCACAGCAAAGAAAATTAGAATTACAGGCAATTAAAAATGGTGTGTCATTACGTAAAGCAGAAAACGATCTACTAAAGAAAAAGACTGCCGTAGATCAATTACGAGATAAGTTCGACCTAGAGCGCATAGGACTTACAGCTGCACTCAACGCTGCTACAGATGCTGAGACTAAATTACGTATCAGAGCGCAGTTAGCAATCTTAGATAATAACGAGGCTTTGGCTAAAAAGTTATTAGCAGAGATGGAAGGCAAGACAGCCACAGAGGAATTGACTAAACAATTTTATGCATTAAGTGAGGCTGCTAAACAATTACTGCTTAGCTTTGGCGTTGACCCATCACAGATAGGCCCAGGGGGCACAATAATTGGTGGCCTTGGTGGTCGTAGTAATATCGCCAACCTTGCTAACACTTCTATAAATAACCCTGCATTTGCTAGTAGTGGCGCAGGTATGGATTTAGGTTTAGCACTTGGATTTACGCCAGGTAGTAGGACTGGTAGTGCAGCACCACAAGAAATTATAGTTACAGTAAATACGTCAGCAGGTGGCGATAAATTAAGCCAGGCTATTGCAGAATCTATACAAATTGCCTCACGTAATGGTTATAGCACAGTGCCAGCAGGTCAGGGCTTTTAATGACTGTACCTGTAATAAATGCAATAATTAACTTTAGCACTGGCCCATCGTTTGCTCAGGCCATGATTATTGATCAAGGTATTTTAGGCACTAACGTATTAGCAGATTCAGCAGCTGTAATTGTAGATGTATCAAATCAGGTTAATCGTATTGAGACTAACCGAGGCCGTACTGCACTATCAGATCAATTTCAAACAGGCTCACTTACCTTACGTATTACAGATCAGAATGGTGACTTTAACCCACAGAATGTAAGCGGGCCATATTACAATTTATTAACACCCATGAAGAAGGTGCAGATTACTGCAACCTACTCATCAGTAACTTATCCTATATTTTCAGGCTTTATAACAAGCTACGTAACTACTTACCCAGGTGAGTCTGGCGAAGATGTAGCCATTACGACTATACAAGCTGTAGATGCATTTAGATTAGCGCAGGTAGCACAGATCAGCACAGTTACAGATGCTACTGCCGGACAATTATCAGGCACACGTATTAACAAGATATTAGATGAGATTGACTGGCCAACCTCGCAACGTGATATAGATGCAGGCCTTACTACAATGCAGGCAGACCCAGGCACTAACCGCACAGCACTGCAAGCACTAACTACTGTAGCCACGTCAGAATATGGTGCTTTATACGTAGATGCCAATAATTCGTTTATATTTCAAGATCGCTCAGTTACTGTTGGATCTATTGGCGGCACACCTACAGTCTTTGCAGACAACGGCACAGGCATAGATTATTTTGATGCAAGTTGGATAATAAATGATGTGCTTATATTTAATAAAGCCACTATTACTAGAGCAGGTGGCGCAGCCCAAGTAGCCTCAAATCAAGCAAGCATAGATAAATACTTTTTACACAGCTACTTTTTAGAAAACCTACTTATGCAGACCGATGCAGTAGCCCTAGATTATGCCCAGGCTTATGTGGCCAGTAGAGCTGAGACCACGATCCGATGTGATGCTATTGTCCTAGACCTATACACGCCTAACTATGACACAGGCGTAGTTGCAGCCCTAGACCTAGATTTTTTTGATCCTATAACCATTATTACTACCCAGCCAGGTGGATCTTTGCTTGAGAAGACGCTACAGATTTTTGGTGTACGCATGAACATAACACCAAATAGTTGGAAAACAACCTTTACAACACTAGAACCTGTCATAGATGGGTTTATAATAGGCAACGTAGATTACGGTGTCTTAGGGCAAAACGTACTTTCTTATTAAGGAGCAATAATGGCAACAGGATTTCCAGCAGCAACAGGTGATGTACTTACCTCTGGCATGTTTAATGGCTTAACTTCATTTACAGTAGGCACTGCTAATACAGTAGATTACACAGCAGTATTAGCAGATCAATATCAAGTATTACAAATAATGAATAAAGCAACAGCTGTGGCATTTAAGATACCAACAGATGCTTCTGTAGCCTTTGCAGTAGGTACAGCAATTACAGTATTAAGTATAGGTGCGGGCACAGTAACAATTAGCGCAGTAACACCAGGCACTACTACAGTATTAAGTGCTGGCGCAGTACCAGCATCACCAACGCTTGCACAATATAAATCTGCAGTCTGTATCAAAACAGCTGCTAATGCCTGGTATGTAGTTGGGGCTATTGCATAATGATTGGTAATATAATTGCAGGTTTAACTTTTGTTGAACCACCCTTACCACAGGTAATTGATTATTTAGTGGTAGCTGGTGGTGGTGGTGCAAATAAAGACTATGCTGGTGGTGGTGGTGCAGGTGGTTTAAGAAGCACTGTTACTGCAACTGGCGGTGGCGGATCTTTAGAATCAGCGTTATCATTTACAACTGCAACTAATTACACGGTAACAGTAGGTGCAGGTGGTACTGGTGCAGTTACCGTTAATACAAATACAAACGGATCTAATTCAATATTTTCTACAATTACTTCTACTGGCGGTGGAAAAAGTGGTCGCCTAGACCAAAATGGAACTTCAGGTGGCTCAGGTGGTGGCTCGGCTGCAAATTCTGCAACTTTTACAGGTGGCACTGGCACTGCAAATCAAGGATTTGCTGGTGGTAATTCCACTGGTACTGGTGCGCCAAATTTTAGTACAGGCGGTGGCGGTGGTGCAGGTGTAGCTGGCGGTGCTGGAACTGCTGGCGGTGCTTCAGGAAACGGTGGAAATGGAGTTGCAGTATCTATAACTGGATCTTCTGTAACATACGCAGGCGGTGGCGGTGGCGGTGGTTATATTGCCGGTAGTTACAATAATGCTGCTGGATCTGGTGGATCTGGCGGTGGCGGTGCTGGAAGTAATGCTGATCCTGGTAATGGAGTTGCTGGAACTGCAAACACTGGCGGTGGCGGTGGCGGTGGATCTGGCAATGGCGGTAATGGCGGCGCAGGTGGAAGCGGCATAGTTATTCTTAAATATCCAAATAGTTTTACAATTACAATAGGTGCTGGTTTAACTGGAAGTACGGCAACCTCAGGTCGTTATAAAATCTCAACTATTACAGCTGGCACTGGGAATGTGAGTTGGGCATAATGGCACATTACGCATTCTTAAATAATAATATTGTTACCGAAGTTATTACAGGTATTGATGAAACAGAAACTATAGAAGGTTTAGATACTGAAACTTGGTATGCAAACTTTAGAGGTCAAACCTGTAAGCGCACATCATATAATAACAAAATAAGATATAACTATGCAGGTATTGGTTATACCTATGATGGAAATGCAGATGCATTTATAGCACCTAAGCCTACTTGTGGTCATTCTGAATTGACACTTAACAAAACTGTTTATCGCTGGGAATGTGATAATGCAGAACACGATATAGAATTATGAAACCTTGGCTATGCGCAGCTGGTACACAATTAAGAGATCAAATTGATACCTGGTACCCAGATCGTCGCTCTACCTCTGATGGGTGGCTGGGTGATGCTCGTCATTCCGCCACAAAATCGGATCATAATCCAGATGCAGACGGGTGTGTACGAGCCATTGATGTTGATTCTCGCTTGGATTCATCCGAAGGGATCTCAGTATATTTGGCTGACCAGATCAGAAAGTGTGCGAAAACCGATAAGCGCATATCTTACGTAATACACAATGGCATGATTGCTAGCAGGATACTTAATTTTAAGTGGCGCAAGTACAAAGGCTTTAACAAACATACAAAGCACATACATATCAGCTTTACAAAGTTAGGCGATAAAGATAGTAAGCCGTTTGATATACCACTACTAGGGGGTAATATATGAAAATAAGCAATAAGCAGAAAGCAATACTTAAATCATATTTTAGGGGTGT